ATAAACTAGTTCCTTTCAAATATGAGGAGCTTATTAAAACTAAAGGAAGATTTGAACCAGTTGAGATTGAACCAGGGTATTCTTATATAAATGATGTATTAACTAAAATACCAAACACCTCAGAAAATGCTGAGTTAAGGAATGCAATTATGGATAGTGATGGTACGAAGATAGGATTAAAGCGACTAAAGAATAAATTGGAAGATTTATTGGATAATGCGAGGAATAATCGTGATTTTAATAAATATGAAAAAATGATAGACCAATTAAATAAAGTAGGAATATAATTATGATAAAGCTGTTAAACATACTAAAAGAGGTCCACGAAGATCGCACAAACCCAGAGTTTGATGCGGATCCGATGGGATACATCCTGAGAAAGTACAAGAGATTGAACAGGAACCTTACGGTTCTGATGGGTGACGACTTTCAGGAGTACCTGGACGGCGTATTCATAATGTCAGGCAAGCCAACGACCTTCAAGGTCTTGTTAAAGAACGGACAGTACTTCTTCATGACGTTCATGGGAAAGGCGTACGAAGCGACCGTGCTCGGCAAGAGGTACTACCTGATGAACCTCGGAGAGATACAAAGGGCAACAATGGCCATATCAAGGCTGCAGAGGTTTGGAAAAAAATCAGGGGCAGAGGGTCCAACCGAGGAGACAGGAGCAAGGTCAGAGGAGCTGCCGACAGAAAAGGAGGGCGAACAGACCGCCGAGCCTGAGGAAGCAGCATAAACTCAAAAGTTATATTTTACACATTTAACAAAAAAGGTTATTATAAAAAACTTATAGATATGGTCGTACTAATGCGATATATTTATAAACAAAAGTTTTATGTCGCAACAACAAGCGAAACAAACAACCATAAAGGACAAAATTCGTGAAGAGTTTGTGAAATGCGCCACAGATCCGGTGTATTTCATGAAGAAGTACTACATGATCCAGCACCCCCAAAGGGGCAGGATGCTGTTCGACCTATACCCATTCCAAGAGAAGGTCCTGGACATATTCAACGGAGACCAGAACATCATAATAAACAAGTCCAGGCAGCTGGGCATATCAACGCTTGTGTCGGCATACGCCCTGTGGCTGATGCTGTTTCAGAAGGACAAGAACGTGCTGGTGATCGCGACAAAGCAGGAGACTGCTAAGAACATGGTCACCAAGGTTAGATTCGCCTACGAAAACCTGCCGGCATGGCTGAAGATCGGAGCAAAGGAGGACAACAGGCTGAGCCTCAGGCTCGCAAACGGTTCTCAGATCAAGGCTGTGTCTGGAGCGAGCGATTCGGCACGTTCCGAGGCGGTATCACTGCTGGTTATGGACGAAGCGGCCTTCATAGACAACGCGGAGGAGCTCTTCGGATCCGCCCAGCAGACGTTGGCAACCGGTGGTAAGTGTATCGCGCTATCCACTCCGAACGGCGTCGGTAACTGGTTCCACAAGTCATACACAAAAGCACAGAAGAAGGAGAACAGCTTCATACCGGTATCGCTGCCGTGGACGGTTCACCCCGAAAGGAGTCAGCCATGGAGAGACAAGCAGGATCAGGACCTAGGCGCCAGGATGGCGGCACAGGAGTGCGACTGCGACTTCTCTAGCTCGGGCAACACCGTGATAATACCGGAGGTGCTCACGTGGTACGAGGACAACTCTGTAGCAGAACCGCTGGAGAGGCGGGGACTGGACAAAGCAATGTGGATCTGGGAGTACCCGGCACCGATGAAGACCTACCTGCTGTGCGCGGACGTTGCCAGGGGAGACGGCGCAGACTATTCAGCATTCCACATAATAGACGTGGACACGCTGACGCAGGTGGCAGAATACCAGGCGCAGTGCGACACCAGGGAGTACGCAAAGACCATACTTGCGGCGGCATATGAATACAACAACGCGTTGGTGGCCGTAGAGAACGCAAACATAGGTTGGGACGTTCTACAGACGCTGATCGAGAGCGGGTACCAGAACCTGCACTACTCACACAGGACAGACTTCAGCCTGGACCAGGAGAAGAGACTGGAAAGGTACAGCGCAACGGATTCACTGGTCCCAGGGTTTACAATGTCTTCAGCTTCGAGACCTCTGATAGTGGAGAGGATGAGGGACTTCATAGAGACTAAGCAGGTCAAGATACGTTCCATAAGGCTTCTGGAAGAGCTCAGGGTGTTCATATGGAAGAACAGCAAGGCGCAGGCGATGCAGGGATACAACGACGACCTCGTGATGTCTTTTGCGATATCTATGTATATGAGAGACTCTTCCATCCGTTTCAGAAGGACAGCGGAGAGTCTAACGTACGCGGCACTAAACAGCATAAAGAAGGCCGGAGACGCTCCGGTGTACAATACAACAAATTTCATGAATCACAATCCTTGGCAGATGGAGGTGGGTTCCAATAACGGAAGCACCATAGAAGATCTGTCCTGGCTAATATAACAAAAAATGGCAGAAGTACAACAGAATTTATTTTCCACACTGCGCAGGCTATTCAGCACGGATGTTATCATAAGAAACGCCGGCGGCACCACACTGCAGGTGATGGACACCGATAACGTTCAGGCAAACGGTGTAATCCAGACCAACTCGCTGATAGACAGGTTCCATAAGGTGTACACGACGTCGACGGCGTACGGTGTTAACCTGAACCTGGCACAGAACTACCAATCGGCAAGGGTTCAGATATACGCTGACTACGATGCGATGGACACAGACGCTATCGTGGCTTCTGCGCTTGACATCATAGCGGACGAGTGTACCCTAAAGAACGAACAGGGACAGGTGCTAACGATCAGGTCTTCGGACGAGAACATTCAAAAACTGCTCGAGAACCTATTTTACTCGGTGCTGAACATCGAGTTCAATCTCTGGTCTTGGATCAGGAATATGTGCAAGTACGGAGACTTCTACCTAAAGATGGAGATCTCGGAAAGATTTGGAGTGTACAACGTGATCCCGTTCTCAGCTTATAATATAGTTCGTCAAGAGGGTTACAATCCAGAGAATCCAAACGAGGTGAGATTCAAGTTCGATCCTAATGCGGCTCTGTCTTCAACTTCAGGATATACTTCGGCCTTCAACAACCAAGACCCAGGCGTATGGTTCGATAACTACGAAATGGCGCATTTCAGGCTCATTGGGGACGTCAATTACCTTCCCTATGGTAGATCTTATCTGGAGCCGGCAAGGAAGCTATTCAAGCAGTATACGCTCATCGAGGACGCAATGTTGATTCACAGAATAACACGTGCCCCAGAAAGAAGGATATTCTACACAAACGTTGGAGCAATTCCACCAAATGAAGTAGAAAACTACGTTCAGAGGATGATCAACAAGATGAAAAAGACTCCGCTGATCGATCCACAGACTGGACAATATAACTTAAAATATAATCAACAGAATCTCTTAGAGGACTTCATCGTTCCAGTAAGAGGTAATGATCAGAGCACTAGAATTGACACAGCAAAAGGTCTTGAGTACAATGCGATAGAGGATGTGGTTTACTTTAGAGAAAAGCTATTTGCTGCGCTGAAGATACCAAAAGCATTCATGGGATACGAAAAGGATCTCACAGGTAAAGCTACGCTGGCTGCAGAAGACATCAGGTTTGCTCGTACTGTAGAAAGATTGCAAAGAATCATAGTATCAGAGCTCAAGAAGATAGCGCTGGTTCACCTGTACGCAAACGGATATACTGATGAGGGCATGGCAAACTTCACGCTGAGCCTCACAAACCCTTCTATCATATACGATCAGGAGAGGATTGCAATGTTCAAAGAGAAGATTGACCTTGCAACGCAGGCCGTGGACGGAGCAATACTTCCGAAAGAATACGTGTGGGAGAACATCTTCCACCTTTCTCCAGACTCATTCGGCGAGCTGGAGGACATGATAGTACAGGACCAGAAGAACAAGTTCAGGTACGACCAGATAGAGACGGAAGGAAACGATCCGCTTGAGTCGGGAACCGCATACGGAACCCCATCTCAGATAGCCGGACTGTACGGAGGCAAGGAGGTGCTAGACGTGCCACCGGGATACAACGAGAAGAATCCAAACGAGCCTGTGAAGATGCCGGGAAGGCCTGAGAAGTACAAGTCCATCATCGGCACAGATAAAAGTGCCTTTGGTAGGGATCCGATAGGCAGGAAAGGTATGGGATCGAGCATGGAGCGCGGCGAGGACAAGGTGGAGTACAAGGGAGGCCCTTTAAGCTTTGAGAGCACAAAGGCAATATACCTGCAGAACAAGGAGGGCCTGTCAAGGATGTTTGGGCAAAAGAAAGTGACGCTGTTCGAAGACAAGACCGAAAAGGGAGGACTGTTGGACGAAAGAAACATAAAGGAGGATACGGTCGAGTAATAATTACATATATTTATAGGTAGAACTGATTCAATTCATGGCATCATTCAAACACTCAAAATATCGAAATTCGGGCATACTGTTCGAGCTGCTGGTCAGACAGACCACGGCCGATCTTATCGCCAATAGGGATTCAAAAGCCGTAAAGATACTGAAGAAGTATTTTACAAACACGGAGCTTGGAAAAGAGTACGCCCTGTACAACAACGTGATCACCAGCCCAAGGCTGTCGGAATCAAAGGCAGAGATGCTGATCTCCACGATCATAGAGCAGTACAAGAAGCTCAACAAGGAATCCATACAGAAGCTCAAATACAACCTCATAAAGGAGATCAAGACGAGCTACGACATAGACGAGTTCTTCAAAGCCAAGGTGAACAATTACAAGACCCTGGCGGCGATATATAACACTCTAGAGTCCCAGAACACAAAAGACGTAGACGTAAGACAGGTATTCCTAAATAAGGTGGTTGTACTCGAACATGTTACCAAGTCTAAATTGGAAAACATGCCAGCGTCGAAGACCATCATGGAAGAGCTGATGCAGGAGGACAAAGAGATCAGGCTCCTTACCTACAAGATCCTGGTGGAGAAGTTCAATCAAAAATACGACGGCCTGTCTGGAAGACAGAAAGACGTGCTCAAAAACTACATAGTGAGCATATCTGACACCACAAACCTGAACCAATACGTAAATACACAGCTCACCGAGATAAAGTCAGAGATACAGGCAATATCCAAAAGGGTGACTGACAAGGTTGTTAAGATAAAGCTCGACGAGGTGGTGAAGCTGATACAGCCGGTAACAAAGATAAAAGACGAGACTATAGCAGGTCTTCTTCAGTATATCGATTTAATTGACGAACTTAATAAGGTGCACAAATGAGTGATATGCAATCGATGGTAGACATGCTTCGTATGGACGAGAACGACCAGTCCTACGATGATCAGAAGACGGCAGAGGAGCTTATCGACATGCTCATGGGCATGATTGCATCAGGCCAGATCACCGTGGACCAAGCGAAAGAGATGATACGTAACGCTCCAGAAAACGTAGATGAGATGTCTGCGACTGGAGGTGGAGCTGCAACAGGTGGTGTCACTTTTACAGGTGGATCTGGAGAGCAATACACCCAAGCACTGGATCAACCAAAGAAAAAACCAAAAAAGGAAGTAAAGGACAAAGAACCAAAGCTCGCTGCAGGAAAGATCAAACAGAATTACGCAGTGGATCATTTTGGTTTCACCCCAGCCCCTTCAATCCCAAATCGACCATCAACCGGAGGATTCCAATATAAAGACCTATGGGGAGAATCTGAGAGCCTGCAAGAGAGCTACTCACAGTTCAAAAGGGCAGCAAAGGAGAGAAACGGAGCGGGTCAGTTGAACGCAGGCATAAGCATAGTTAGAAAGAAGCTTGCAGAGGTACACAAAATGATGGAGTACCTGGCAACGCTGAAGAGCGATCTATCAACGGCCGGAATGGTAAACGAAACGTCTCACACAAAGAAGTCTATGGACAAAATGAGCGAGATGATAAAGCGAATCTACGTAAAACACAAACAACTCAAATAGTATATGGCAAAAGCTATAGGTAACGGAAACAAGACAACGTTCGGAGTAAGAAAGAAAGGTGAGCCTAAAAAGTCCTACAACAAACGCACGCCAAAGCCAAAGAAATACAGAGGCCAAGGCAGATAGAGGATATTTATTACTAAAAATATAAAAAATGACAGTAGCAAACTTATTTGCGAAACACAGAGCCGGAGAGGTGTCTAAAGAGAAGTTCTTGTACGAAGTTCGTCGTGACGCCCAGCTTCCATATATAAGCAACTTGACATCCTACGACGATGCTATCAAGATCCTAAAGCAGAAAAGTATCATAAAAGAAGCAGCAGTCCTTTCTGAGGGCGGTTGGGCAAAGCATGATCTGAACAAGAGAAGCATAATGGACGCTGACAGAAGCGTCGTGAAGGCGTTTCTGGAGGATGCAACAAGGGAGGAGATCATAGAGTGGCTCAAGTGGAACGACAGGCACGGTGAATACACCGATGAGGATCGCGCTGCTGAGGGCGAAAAGCCCCTGACAAAGGATGAAGCTGCCGAGCAGATGATGGACCAGCTGGAAGCCGGAGGAGGATTAAAAGAGGGCGCTATGCATTCACAAAATGATGTGATGCAGATGTATCCCTCAAAGGAATACTACGTAGCTGCGATCGAGATCGACAACATAATTGATGGAACAAGCACGCCATATCTGAGCGTAAGCAAGAAGACCGGAGAAAAGAGCCAGTTCGGTGGAGACGTATATGCTCCAGATAAGACGTGGTTCAAAGCGGTTAAGCAGGGACCAAACGGATACATGTATGTCAAGTCAACAGATCCGTACGCAAAGACTAAGATAAACGAGCAGGAGGACCTGTACCACCAGATAGACAGATTGAACCCGATCCTGGTTAAAAAGGCCGTGAACATGGAGCTGGCAAAGCTTCCTATGATCGATGCAGCGATATACCAGAAGACCACAGAGAACGTGGTTAAGAAGCTTCAGAAAGATCCTAGAGCTTACGACGATGTGCTTGTGTCAAACGCAAAAGAGATACACAAAGCGGACGAGAAGCTGAAGATGCAGCAGGTACAGAGCGACAACCACAAGGACAAGGCAAACGAGATGAAATCTCCAAAGGGCGTTGAAAAGAATCCAAAGGCGAACGTAAAAGCTTCTAAGAAAGAAAACAAAAAAGGAAAGCCTGCCGGAGTAAAGCTCATGGAGGCAATCAAGGACATTCTAAAAAAAAAGCTAAATGAGGACACGCACCACGAGTACGGTGTGGGTCAGAGCATAGATGTTCCTGAGGGTCACGGCACCATAAAAGGAATGGTTGGAGATACAGTAACGCTGGAGTTTGAAGACGGAAGCCAAAAGGACTATCAGATCAATGCGCTAAACCATTTCAGAGAGGAGGCAAAGAAACCAAAAGAGGAAGAAATGACTCCAGAGGTAAAAAAGCATGAGCCTACGATGGATGAGAAAAAAGATGCAGTATTAAAAAAGGTGATGGAGTTGCTGAGCAAGAAAAAGAAGATGAAAGAAATGCTTAGCTCGCAAGACGTACAAGATTATAAAACAGGAAAGAAGCCTGGGGTACCAAACGTAAAAGCGGGTAGTCCCGATGAGAGGATTGCAAAATCTGCAGGAATTACATACTCATCATATAAGTCAGCATAAAATATGAGCAAACAACTTTTAATAGAATATTCAACGTTCAAGCCCATAACCAGTCTCAAAGAGGGACTTGGTCGTGGTGGCAACATGATGGTGGTTGGTAAGCTCTCTTCTGCTGATGTTCCTAACGCAAACAGAAGGATATACCCATACGATATTCTAAGATCACAAGTTCAAAAATACGTAGACGGACCTGTAAAGGAGAAAAGAGCGTTTGGAGAACTAGATCACCCAGAAGTCAGCATCATAAACCTCAAGAACGTAAGCCATAATATAGTAGAGTGCTGGTGGGACGGAAAAGATCTGTACGGAAAAGTAGAGATACTGCCAACACCATCTGGAAACATACTAATGACTCTGTTTCAAAACGGACTCACAGTGGGTATATCTTCTAGGGCGATGGGTTCAGTGAGCCAGATAGGCGAAGGGCTGGTTCAGGTTGAGGACGATCTTGATATCATATGCTGGGACTTCGTGTCGACGCCGTCAAACTTCGGATCATACATGCATCCAGAGGGCAAGTCAGGCCTGAAAGAGTCGGTAGACTACAGCGTAAAGGCAGACAAGTACTCAAGGGCAAGCAAGCTGATCTCCGAGATCATATGCTTGCAGAGCGGAGTGTGCTGCATAAGCTAGACCAAAAAAAGAAACTATTTTACAGAGTACCCCTTTATGGGGTATTTTTTTTGTAAAATAAAATCCATCTGCAAAGTTGCATATTTATGATCAGATGCGTCATTCCCAATATGATGCTAACGAATTAATACGCGATATCGCTCCACATCCCACCAATGAGCGGTTAACAGAATCCAAAAAACTTTTAAACAAGTATGGAGAACATTTACACACAGGCTGTTGCTGATGCAAAAGCGGTTCGTGAAAGCGCCATGGCCAACGCTAAAGCTGCAATTCAGGAAGCATTCGAGCCTAAAATCAAAGAGATGCTGAAGAAGCACATTGAAGAAACAGAAGGTCTTGAAGAAGAGTACGACGAAGTAGAAGAAACTTACGGTCAAAAAGACATGGAAGAGGAGTACAATGAGTACGACGAAACAATGTCTCCAAAAGACGAAGCGTCTCCTACTGTAATGGACGAAAAGACTCTGGACGAGATCCTCGCAGAACTTGACGGTCTCGAAGAAGCTGACGAAATCGAAGAAGCTGAAGCTGAACTAGAAGAAGCTTACGAAGTAGAGGAGGCTAAGGAAGAAATGGAAGAAGCCAAAGAAGAGGAGGAAG